GGCAGGTAGTTTAATTCGGTCGCACACTTCCTGCATTTGTGTACGACGTAGCTCATATTTTTCTCGGCCATGAGCAAACCATTCATGCATAGCACTTTCAATGCAGGAGATTGCCTGTTCCTCTGGAGAAACGGCACTGCTCTTCATACTGCTATGCAACCCTTTAAATATGGAAAGTTCGTCTAAACAACCTAAACTTCCCTCTATTTCAGGGATAAAATTGCTTTTCCTTTTTAAGAAATCGCATTCTTCAAGTGGTAATGTTGCTACCTCTCTCTCCGATTTATCGGGCAATGTAATCTTCATACCATATTCTGACAAAAATTGCTTGTATGTTATAAAATTGAAATCTCTGTAACCAGCCGATACACTGCATAAAGCATCATCACCATAAGTAATCAAGGAAATGGCATCTCTGAAATTCTCAGCTTTAGGATATCTATTGAAGAAACCCATTCTCATATAAATACTACCTGCTAAACTATTGACAAAAACCGTCATATTATTTCCAGATGTATTCATAGCATAAGCTTGAAGCATAGTGCCGTTTATGTCAATTAATGGATGGCAAATATCAACAACCATAGCTCTCATTATTTGTAAATCAGTGGTGTTATAATTAGCCATAGAACACAATGAAATCATAGCATCCCACACTTTGCGTGTAACTTGGGAACTCATGCGCACATCATATTTACTATAATCAAAAGCTACCATTTGTTCGTATCCATCTTCGTTTTTGTTAGTGATATAATTCATAAGCTTATCCCATTGAGGTCCAGCACAATTTATACCAACTGCACACTCACTTAGATGACTATGAAAACACAAAAAACGTGATAAAGGTAAAAAATACTTCCTAATCAATATACTTAAAGCTAAAGGAGCTGCTTGAAAAACACGTACTTTTTCAGAATCTACGGGTGTGGACTCGTCTTTCAAAGTAGCAACTGTTACAGGATAAGCTCGTACATTATCCCGATAACATTGTTCTATTCGAGCAACTTCTTCCAAAACGTAATCTTTCGGAATCACTAGTTCTCGTCCATCTTCACTATTATATGTGTCAAAATGTTTTAGCTTCTTACCGAATATTGGAAAACCAGACCCTGTGTTCTTTTTTATGCTATCCAGAAATTTCACACCATCTATACCATTCAAATTATCCTCCAAACTCATTGGGGAAAAATTTCCACTATAACGACTATAGGCTGGTATTTTGTTTAATAATGGTGCTAAATAATCACCAACAGCTCTATGTAATAATAAAGGGTCAAAACAATCGGATGGCTTTGTAAAGTATTCAATATTTGTATTGAAAGCTCGCCAATTTGGTTTAAGTTTCGGGGGTCCCCATATATTTTCTTGTCCACAAACATCAAAAATAGCATCAGACAAAATAGATGACTTTATGCATGATCTTTGTTCCGCCCTAACAGCTGTGGAGCCTATAATTTCTACAAAATTTTCATTGTTCATGGATCTTACAAATTCAGCTTTGGAATGTGGTACGTTTGAGACTAAAGTTTGAATACCATACGTTTTTTCTGGTATTGTGCTAGCATGTGCCGACAAATTATCAAAAGTAGCTATAAATGTATATGCATCAGTTAAAGAACTCTGTGTAACATTGACTGATATACCTATACCTTTATTTGAATCACCTCCAATATGAAATCCTACGATTGAGGGACTAGTTGTATTACTTAATACCAACCCCATACAGGCTCCAGTTTGAGCTAATTTAGTATTATAAGAAGCCCCAAACATGGTTCTATATGTATGACTCACTTGCCGGAAAGATGCTTCCACTAATTCAGTTTCAAAATCTAATGTTTTCTGACGTATAACTAATTGTGCTAATGCTTTACCAACAGGTTTATTTTGTGGGAACCACTTTGTTAAATTAGCGAAATCAGGACACACTGGAACGTAGGCCATTACTAAATCACTATTCGGGAAGAAATAACAAAGTTCAGTATTAATTCGAACTTTGAACACCCCTCCAGCTTGAATGGCTCGATGAATTTCGATTTCCATAGTTTTAGCTCTCTGATCATTCATATCAGCTTTAGGATACAATACATGTTCAGGAAATAACATAACAGATTT